GAGATGTATGAGGCGAGGTGCCATGCGTGTTTTCAGGGGTAGTCGCCGCGCCCACTATTTTTTCTTGCCAGTGAACATAACAGCAATATGGGTGGTGGTCTCTTACAGCTTGTCAGCTATGGCGCGCAGGATATCTACATCAGCGGCAACCCGCAGATCACCTTCTGGAAGGTGCTGTTCAAGCGCCACACGAACTTCGCCATGGAGTCCATTGAGGTCACCTTCAACGGACAGGCGGACTTCAACAAGCGCGTGACGGCGATCATCAACCGCAATGCGGACCTGATGTACCGCACGTATGTCCAGGTTGTGCTGCCGGCGGTGGACCTCAGCACGTCCGGATACGCGACCCAGGTCCAGCGCTTCCGCTGGCTCAACTACGTGGGTCACCGCCTCATCAAGACGGTTGAGCTCGAGATTGGCGGCCAGCGCATTGACCGCCAGTATGGTGACTGGATGCAGATATGGACGCAGCTCACCCAGGATGCGGGCACGATCCGCGCCCTTGACGAGATGATCGGCAACAGCCACGACCTGGTGCTCATGAAGAGCAACCAGGGCTACGCGCTGGACCAGTCGTGCTCGGGTGCCGAGCTGACGAACTCGTGCGCCCCGCGTGCGGGCACCCCGGCGAAGACGCTCTACATCCCGCTGCAGTTCTGGTTCTGCCGCAACCCGGGCCTGGCGATCCCGCTGATCGCGCTCCAGTACCACGAGGTGCGCATCAACGTGGAGTTTGAGCAGTGGATCAACTGCTCCTACACGGAGCTCAAGTCGGGTCAGTCGACGCCCACGGCGATCCAGTCGCTGACGGCCGCGTCGCTGTACATTGACTACGTCTACCTGGACACGGAGGAGCGCCGCCGCTTCGCCCAGCAGACGCACGAGTACCTGATTGAGCAGCTCCAGTTCACGGGTGCCGAGTCCATCACGTCCAGCTCGAACAAGATCCAGCTGAACTTCAACCACCCGGTGAAGGAGCTGATCTGGGTGTGCCAGCGCGACTCGTTCGTGGACTGCTCGCAGCCGGCCAATGCGTTCATCGCCGAGGTGAACGGCATGCAGCCCTTCAACTACTCCGATGACTTCACCACGGAGGGTGTCATCATGGACGTGCTCGCGCGCGGTTCGCTGGGCACGGGGACGGGCACGGGCGTGGTCCCGACGACCTCGGATGGTCCCTCGGGCCCCTACCTCCCGGGTCTGGGTATCGCGCAGGGCCCGTCGCTCAACGGTTCCAGCTGGCTGGACACCCACGCGGATGCGTCCGACCAGCCGACGCTGTTTGAGGACACGACCAACTACCTGCTCGCCAAGGTCCTCCTGGACTCGGGCATCAAGTGCTCTGGTAAGTGCCCGACGGAGGTCGCCAAGCTGCAGCTCAACGGACAGGACCGCTTCACGGAGCGCGAGGGTCGCTACTTCAACTTCGTGCAGCCCTACCAGCACCACACGCGCACGCCGACGATTGGCATCTGCGTCTACTCCTTCGCGCTCAAGCCGGAGGAGCACCAGCCCAGCGGCACGTGCAACTTCTCGCGTATCGACAAGGCCACGCTGCAGCTCACGGTGTCCGTCAACACGGTCCGCTCGGGCCGCACGGCGCAGGTGCGCGTCTACGCCGTCAACTACAACGTGCTGCGCGTGATGAGCGGCATGGGTGGCCTGGCCTACAGCAACTAAACGCGAGGTGGCATACACCGCGCTCGCCGAAAACTCAAACACAAAACCACAAATGTGGGCAGAAACCTGCAGGCATTTGTGGTGAAAGGAGAATGGCATTTGGAGGAACCGTGCGTAGTTCAAGTTACATACAAAGTAGTATGAGTCTACAATGTCCTACGCAACTCATGAGTACTACACGCACCAGCCGTTTCTGACCGAGGTTCTGAGGAACACCACTGGCGACGTCCTAGAGTGCGGATGTGGAGATGGGAGCACGAATGTGATTCGGAAGGAGCTGCAGGGTACGCAGCGGACGCTAGTAACGGTCGAGTCCAACCTCCAATGGCTTAACAAGTTCACACACCTGCGAGATGCGTTCCACGAGATGTACCATGTCCCTGCAGGCAGTGCTGATTCGCCAGAGACAGGTATGATGTGGGTTGGGTTCTTGGCTACACGTATACCTAACCGTACATTTGACGTTGTCTTTATTGACTCCACTCCATGGTCCTCTCGGAAGTACGTGTTCGATTACTACAAGTCCAAGGTGCGGGTTGTCATCATTCACGATTTTGACTACTTTCCAAACCATGGACTAATCGGAAAGACAACGTCAATTGAACGCGTAGGAGACAAGGAGATGATAACGTGTGATCTCAGCGGCGAAGTCAAGAACTACAAGCTCTATTATCCGCCGTATTCCCACTTTGTTGGTACCACAGGACCACCCACACTCGTATGCAGCAATACCATGACCGATGAAGAGTTTGTGGCACTGACAATTGCGATCGATGCCGCTATCCCGAAGTATTATGTATAAACAAAACGATGCCGGTGTACAACATCCCACTCTCTGTGCCCGCCGCACTGGTGCTTGCATCGGCTCCAGTGAAGACACGTCATATGGCGCATATCATTCCGGGCGATGTGTCCACCTATATCTACACAGAGCGCAACGCATACTATCGCGGGTACCAAGACAGTGTGTTTGGAAAGACATGTCGCAAGGGCGGCTACGACTGCATGCGTCACTATGAGATTCTCATGAACGGTTGTATTCCGTGGTTTGAGGACCTTCCGTCGTTCCCTCCGACACTCATGCAGAACTTTCCAACGAAGATCGTGCTTGATGCCATGAAGTCAGAAACTCCAGAGGAGTATATCCCCGAGTTGCTCGAGTACACGCGTACTCACCTGACAACGCGAGCATCGGCCCAATATCTCTTGGATACAGTTGGCATCCAGCCAAAACGCGTCCTGTTTCTTGGTAGTGACCCCGCACCCGATTGCACGCGCGACCTACTCCTCTCTGGTCTCAAGGAGATACTAGGTAAGAACTGCTGCGAGTCCGTGTACGTTCCGCATATCTACGACGATTTCGGGAGTATGAACTCGTATTATGGACGGGGATTCACGTACTCAAAGTCAGTCCCAGCCGCTCTGAAGCCACCACCCATCCACATCTCTGAGGTTGAGAATCACGCGTTCGACATGGTAGTCTATGGAAGTTATACCCGAGGGGCGCCCTACTGGAACCTTGTCAACTCGGTGTACTCCAAGAATGAGATTGTGATTGTTTGCGGAGAGGACACGCATGACCTTGAGGGATGTGAAGTGTATCGCCTGGGCAAGTTGGGGTACAATGTCTTTATTCGGGAGCTGACACAGCCTTGAGCTCCTTCAGGACGCGAATCACCTCGCGGATATCGTCTTGGATAGGTATGAGTCGCGTGTGAATCACAGCCTCGGGAAGGGTCCACCACTTCAGGGCAAGAAGATCGGCAATGACGTCATCGGGAAATCGGTACTTTACGATGCGGGCTGGGTTGCCTGCGACAACTGCATAGGGCGGAACAGACTTGGTAACAACCGAATTGCCCCCGATGACTGCGCCGTCACCAATGTGAACGCCACTGTAGATAACGACATCTGACGCAATCCATACATCATGTCCGACAGTCGGGGTCTCCTTTCCCCATACATTGACAGGTGCACCCGCAAACAGCGTTTGAAATGGGTACGATGAGAATGTGTCTATGCGGTGGTTGCCGTCAATGATGAATTTGATATTCGCTCCAAGACTGCAGTACGACCCCACTTGGACTACAGCGTCGTGGCGCTCCCACACATGGACCGAGCATCCAGCGACTCCGTAGCTATGCTTACCCACGCGGATAGACATTGACTTACACAACTAATGCATGTGTAAGCCATGTCAATTCAATCCCGATACCTCACTGCGGCGGCGACACCGTCAGACATCAACGAGCATCTTCCCGTTCTTTTTGACTATACGAAGCGCTGCTCGTCGGTTGTGGAGTGTGGCGTCCGCGATATCGTAAGTTCGTGGGCATTTGCGTACGGACTCATGGGTGTCCCCGACAATCAGTACACGCTGGTGGACCCTTACAGGGGCGGAGAGATGGACTCTTTCTTAACCACATGCCGCGACGCTGGTGTGAATGCGGAGTTTGTGAATCAGAGTGACCTGGAGTGCCCACTGGTCAAGGCGGATATCCTGTTCATTGACACGTGGCATGTCTACGGTCAACTCAAGCGCGAATTGAACCGATGGAATGCGTCCATTGCCAAGTATATCATCCTCCACGATACGACAGTGGATGGAGAGAGGGGGGAGACGATTCGTGTGGGATGGAATGCGACCCTGCAGAGTGCTCGCAGCGGCATTCCCGTTTCTGAAATCAACAAGGGTCTGTGGCCGGCGGTGACTGAATTTCTCACGGACCACCCCGAGTGGACGCTTGAACGTAGACTGACGAACAACAATGGTCTGACAATCCTCAGTAGAATTTCCGGATGAGCGTCTCCATTATGGCGCCCTCCTTGCCCCGGTCTGCATCATCTGACTGCCGCAACCGAATATGGAAATAGTTGGGTGGTAACTGCTGAACAATGTCCGCTACGTTTGAGGGGGTCTTCACGTCAAATCGCCCAAAGTGTGTTCTAGGCACATCCCCCAGCGCGCGCCCGAAGGACACATCATCCCATTCGAAATGCCCACCTCCAGACTGGTACACGATATCTTTCCGTTGGAGCAGCAGCTCTGCGATATCGCGTGTCATGCAGATGCCCGCACCCGATATGCCCTGGTACAGGAAAATACCCGCGAACAGTCCAGTGGGTGGACACGCTTTCAGTCGGTCAACTAGGCGGGGAAAAATCCAGAACGACGACAAGTTGGTCCGGACAACGTGGGTGTACGCTGGGTTCTGTAGAAAGTACTCAATGCTGTCCAGCGTCTTGCGGCGAATGTTCTGGAACGACTCCGTTCCTGGAAGACGGAGGGTGTCGCCGTCCTGGCATATATCCGTGACGGGATGATACTCAATGAAGAAGGAGTCAATGTCGGGGTGGGTATGCATGTAGGTTCGCCATGCTTCATGCAGCCCACCATATGCAGCTTCTGTGGTGCTAGAAATGACAAGAAGCAGCACTCGCATTATATATAGATCCACTTTCAGTAAAGCTGCTAGGAACGCCTAAATGAGTTGGACTGCAGAGGATGTCATTACAACCGATGCCTATCGTCAAGCGTTTCCAGGCGACTACTTCAAGACAGATGTTCTAACGTACCGACGGGACATGGTCTGGAGGGATAACGTTCTGTCTCCGCCGTCCGGATTTCGTAGCCGTATCATCTGCGGTCACTCAGATGACAGCGTGACCGATGAGATTGTCCAACTGTACCCTGCTGGCAGTTGGTGGGGTGTGAACTCACAGTCTACACACGTACGCGGTCTTCCATTGGGAATCACGAACCACACACACGAATCACACCTTCATCAAGTGTTTGGCGATGTGCAGATGATGGTGGACGTTGCTGCGGAACCCAGGAACGTAAAGGGATTGGTCTATGCCAACTTCGTAGTGGACAATCACCCGTCCCGTGGACCCTTGATGGAGTTTGCCAAGTCAAAGTCCTGGATTACAACTGGGACACCCGTTCAGACGCTTGAGGGTCGTCGGGCGTTCCTGCGGGAGGTGCGCAATCATCAGTTCGTTCTCTGCCCACCGGGCGGTGGAGTGGATACGCATCGGCTGTGGGAGACCCTGTATATGGGCAGCATTCCCATTGTCAAGCGCGACATTGCTCATGACGGATGGCAGGACCTGCCTATTCTCTTCGTGGATTCGTGGGATGAAGTCACAGAGGACCGATTGATTGCCGAGCAGCGTCGCATTGAAGCATCCACGTGGAACATGGAAAAGCTCAAGGTTGGATACTGGATTGACCAGATTCGTCAGAGTCAAATGAAGATTGGTACGGTGCTGACTGCGACCGATATGAACCCATTGTACTCCGACTTCATTCCCAACTTTGTCAAGGCATGGAAGGCACTTCTCCCCGAGGCAGATGTGCGCATCGTGTTGGTCGCCGATGAGATTCCGACGTCACTACAGCCGTGGGCGGAGAACCTAGTCTTGTTCAAACCCATTCCTCACATACTCACTGCGTTTCAAGCGCAGTGTATTCGCCTTCTGTATCCTCGCGAAGTGCAGCGCGATGAAGGCGTCCTGATTACGGATATGGACATGTTGCCTGGGAACCGCAGGTATTATGTGGATTCTGCGGCATTGGCTGGAAAGGACAGGTTTGTGGTCTATCGCGATGTCTGTTTCCCCGGGGAGATTGCCATGTGCTACAACGCAGCTCACCCCAAAACGTGGACATCTATGTTCGGAACGGAACCGACGGACGTGGTCCTACGTCGTTGGTACGAAGGCAGTGGGTACGACGGACATCATGGCGGTGTCGGTTGGGGTACAGACCAAGTCAAGTTCAAGCAGATTTTTGATGCATGGACTGGTCCCAAGGTCGTGCTCAATGATACGATCACTCAGTTCACTCGGTTGGACCGCATTCACCCGTGGAACTTTACCAACCGGGTGCAGCTGCGTAACACCATCGTGGCAGGGTTCATCTGCGATTACCACTGCCTGCGCCCGTATTCAGAGCACACGGATATAAATGACTTTATCGTTTCCTGTCTACAAGAGTATGGTGAACGCATTCTCGTTCTGCCTGTTCGGTGAAACAACGAATCTGTATCACCGCGGGTTCCTTGAGAACGTGGACTTGATTAAGAAACACTACCCTGGCTGGGTGGTCTATGTCTACCTCGGTTCCGATACGGAAACTGGGTTCAAGAACTACCTGCTTCGAGACCCCGTGATTCGCGTGCGCGAAACCGGATTGACCGGATTCAAGAACACCGCCCATCGGTTCTTTGCAATTGACGACCCCGATGTGGACGTCTGTTTCTTCCGGGACGCAGACAGCCGCATCCATTGGAAGGACCGCTGGGCAATCAATGGGTTCATGGCAAGCACATACGGATGCCACATCATTCGTGACCACAAGGAACACACTGCAATGATAGCAGCCGGAATGTGGGGACTGCGACGGGGTGTCTTGAAGACATCCATGCGCGAACTCTTTGCTGCATGGACACCCGTGTTTGCTGGAAATGGAGACCCGAACGATGTGGACGGAATGGGAATTGACCAGAACTTCCTGGTCAAGAACGTCTATACTCGTGTCCAGAGCGCCGTGTTCGTTCACTTTAGCAATGGACAACGTCATGCGTGGGAGAATGGATCGGAGTTCCCCTTTGCGTGGACAAATGATGTATACTGCGGTAGGCGAGAGACACCTCCGTTTCAAGATAGCCACGATGCCATGCGTCGTCCAGCCGTGTTCGTAAAATTGTCGTAGCCATGAACAATGCACGTAAAAGCTACTGGATCGCGTCGTTGCGTATGGAATGGAAGTGCCAAGAAGACCCCGGGCGGTCTTACCAAGAGTGACCTCATGCAGAACAAGTATGGACGCATTGTCTCTCGAAAGCGTGCGGCTCGTGCTCGTTCTGGACGCGCCTTCACGCGTCGTCACAAGTAGATTTTTTGATACGCAAGAACAATGGCAGCAGTAGCACTTGGGGCTGTCCCCGTCGCTGCATCGGCGGTTGGTTTTGGTGCAGTCACATCAATACCATTAGCTACGTTACTACTCTACATGTCGATGGGCATCAACGTTGGATGGTTGTGGACTCATGGGAATCCAACAAATGGAACCCCGTCAATCGGGAACCTTCGCGTGCAGGCTGAGATTACCCGTATACTGAATGCAGAGTTTGACGCATTCGTCAAGGCAGACCAGGACAAGATTGTGCCTGTTTTGGAAGCTGAGAAGAAAGCATGGGAGGACTTCGACGCGCGACGGGCTCCGGCGAGGGCGGCGGCGGCGGCAGCGGCAGCGGCGGCGGAGGCAAGGATGGCGGAGATAGCAAGAAATCCTGCTGAGGCTCAATACTTCCCTGGACGGTCTGCCCTGCCG